TCCCAAGGCTACACAAGTGCCCAATGTGTCCAAAGCTTAAAGAAGCCAGTCCAACCTCAAGTAATGGACAAGTATGAAAAGTTCTGTGTAGATGAGGCTGCGTATCATATACAGAGAGCTAATGAACTATTAACAGAAGGGCTAAAGGATCCAAAGAAGTACTACGACGAGGGACAGGCGTTTTATAAAATTTTGACTAGGTTGTTTCCCCTATTTGTTCTCCTAAATCAATGCGACGAATCTCGACACCCTGACCAGGTTGAAGAGGGAAATTTATCAGATAGCCAGTCTTCAGTTGGGTCAAGCGAAGGTAGTTACGCACCTGTGACTCCATGACTTCATTTAGAGTTTTGACCGCCTTAAATTCAAGTACAATCTCGTTGTTGATGATTATATCACCTCTCAAGTTACCAACAACGTGACCTTCAAAGTAAATGGGTATAATCCTTTCCGACTCATATTGAATACCTTCTTTGCGTAAGACTACTTCCATACAGTTGTGATAGACTCGTTCACTGTATCCAGATCCCAATTGGGTGTAAATCCTTTTGGCCAAGGCCTCGATGTGAATCATACGTTATTTTTTACTACTCGCTTTAATAACCTTGTTCCTCAAGTTTGGAGTGAGGTTGTAACCAGTCATATTCTTGAAAGCCGCCTTATTGTTAGCCAACGCGGCGGCTCTCGCCATGGTGGCTGATACAGCACCAGGTGGTCTTGAGATGGCGATCTTCTTAAATGGGAGGAAACTGAACGCGTTCTTTCTATTTTGTCCAAGGACCATTATAGAGTTCTTGTTAAAGTTCTGAGCAATTTTGGCAATCGTTCTATTTTTGGAGGAAGCCATAATCGTGACATTGGGGAACCATCTCTTGAGAATTCTCACCTTGTTCTCCACTGGAAGTGGATTCTTGGCATTACCTGTGGAATGTGAAACGACAATAATAGGTGTCTTGTTGGCACTTCTTGCTGTCTCAATGACTTGTTCAATCAACATACGATGCCCCTTCGTTGGGGGGTTTGCCCGTATGTACGAAAACACAACTGACTGCATTATAATACTACCAGATTATAAAATGTGGTCTTGGTACCCCTTTCGCATCATAAGGATCTCATCGTCGAGAAGTCTCAGTTACCTATGGGGTGAATAATCTCAGTCTATACTATATGTCTACATACTCCCAACCTCCCTGCGAATTCATCTATCGCGTTTCCTCCCTTGAACGCGTCGTCGATGGTGACACGATCGATGTCACTCTCGATCTGGGGTTTGACGTGTGCACACGTCAGCGTGTGCGTCTTCTCGGCATTGATACCCCAGAGTCTCGTACTTCAGACGCCGAAGAGAAGAAGTTTGGTCTCCTCTCCAAGCAAAAGTTGAAAGAATGGTGTATGAAAGCCGTGGCATCCGAGGACGATGACATTGAGATTGAACTTCGTTGCCCAGAGAAGGACTCGCGTGGTAAGTTCGGTCGCATTCTCGCGGAAGTGTGGATCTCAGAGGGTGGACAATGGACGAATGTCAACAAATGGATGTGTGACGAGGGCTATGCGGTCCCCTACACGGGTCAAAATAAGAAGGATGTGGAGGCTCTTCATATGGCGAACCGTGCGAGGCTCGCCGACCAGATTAAAGACTTGAAGGACAAGTAAAGTATGTTTTGCTGCTTTAGGCCAAAACGACACTATGAACCTTCTGCGTGTACCCTTGTGTACCGAGTATCATCCCTCGTCAAGGTGGTTGATGGAGACACGGTGGATGTCATCATCGACCTTGGGTTTTCCGTTTTTATTCAACAGAGAATACGTCTCTATGGAATAGATACACCAGAGTCGCGGACGAGGGATGCCGAAGAGAAGAAGTATGGCCTCCTTTCGAAAAATAAGCTCACAGAACTCTGCGCAAAGGCTTCAGAGATTGAACTCAGATGTCCAAAAGGAAACGCGCGTGAAAAGTTTGGACGCCTTCTTGGAGAGTTATGGGTCCGTCATGATGGCGAATGGATCAACGCCAACCAATGGCTCTGCGATGAGGGGTACGCAGTCCCATACAATGGACAGAACAAAAAGGACGTCGACAACCTTCATATGATAAATCGTGAAAAGTTGAAAAAAAGTGTGACCTAATTATAAATGCTACGAGCTGTGATCCCAGCTGTGGCCATAACGACAACAAGTACGGTGTGCCCCAATTTAAAAGATTCTGGTGCCACTGTGCCATTCCGACCACCTGGTTGGGTCTTCGCCGTTGTGTGGCCTCTTTTGTACCTGACCACCGGATATGCATGGTATCTCAGCAAGGAGGATTTTCTCTTTTCCCTCGTGGTGGGTCTCTGTTGTGCGTGGCTTGTCGTATATTCGTGTAACAAGGATAAGCAAAACGCGGCCGCAATTATCGTTGCGGCTGCGATCGCCAGTTGGTACACGGTAACACGAATTGAAGCGAGACCCGCTAACTTTCTCAAACCTCTCGCGGCTTGGCTCACTTTTGCTTCTTACCTCAATATTTATGAGGCATACGGGTATTTGTGAACCCATAGATTACAAACCCACTTTTCTCCATTCTTTACAGGGCGTCCCCCGTGTAAAGCTTTGGGTGTCATTAATTCATAGTTATCGAGGGTGTGGAAAAAGAGGGCATCCCCCGCCTTCAATTTGTACTTCATTTTAAGATTTGGAAACTCTGTCTCACCCTCGTCGTAGTCATCATTGAGAGCTAAAATCACTGTATACATTCGTTTGTTTTCCTCGGTGTCGCTAAATGCATCTTGGTGTGGCTTATAGTATCCACCTGGTCTGTACCGAAGGACTTGAAGATGTTCACAGTTCTCCATCGGTCTATCTGTGAGTTTCATGCAGCGTCGCACGACATTGTGTATAACTGGATCATCCAATTTTAACCACGCCGTCTCACTCACACGAACATTTGGATCGAGGCGATAATCTTTATCGACTGTTGATGGTCGCAATTCTGATCGAGCCTTGTCTATGATATACTTTCGTTCATCTTCCGTGATAAAATTTGGTATGACCCGTGGCTTTGTGTATTTTGGTATCAGATAAAGTACCAACAGTATGAGAGCCAATACAAGGAGGTTCATCTTACAGTTAGACAAGATAAATATTAGTTGGAAGTGTACAATTGTATCTTTTCCTGATTGTCACGAGGACCTGGTTTGCATATTGGATCAATTTTATGGCAATATCCATGATTTCGTCTATGCGTTGAGGTTCTAGGACGTATTGTCGTAGTAGATCACCACCCGTGTCAGAGACCATTCGGTAAATGTTATTGATATCCCTATGTTTCTCCCGTTGTTTATCCCTCCTTTGGAGTTCCTTCTTGAATGCGGACTCCTCCAGTTCATTCAGCATATACTCGATGCGAAGGTATTGATTGTCGTTATCATAAATATCGCCGTACCTATATGTGATCTCTCTATCGAGAATTGCCAATGCTGAGGCGAAGCGCATGACACTTTCCGGAGCATCTATCTCCCGAAGCTCCCTAAATGTAGGGACGCCACCACAGGGGATGTCTCCGTGCTCCCGTGTAGAGATGCGACCCCTTTTGAACTCCATGTAATGGGGATTGTGGATTCGCCCCGTCTCAATGTGACCTGTACGCCAATCGAAGGCCGTGTGACAGTGAGGGCACCACATCTGAGCACATCCACTCAACTTCTGTATCATTGTACCACATTTGGGACAAGGCTTCGTGTCCTTTTTAAGAAGTTCCATCGTTTTGACGGCATCTGGATCACATGTGTGACCTTCCCCTAACTGCTCGTTACAGTGCTCACAAAAGTGACGGTCACAGAGGCCACAGAACCAATCCTCGTTCATAAACCCCTTACAAACCTCAGTTGGACATTTGCGCACAAACTTCTTTGGTGCCTCCCCCACAACGACATCTCCACCGTGTCTTAGACGCTCCAATTCCCGATAACTCTCTTCCATCTCTTCCCGAAGTTCTAAGATATCTTGGGGTATAATCACATTTGATGTGATTGGGAGGTATATCCCATGCTTTTGATGAAGTTCTATGAGTCTCCTTCGTTGATCGTTGATGATGGCATGGATTCTACGCATCGCAAGAATCCTCTCAACAGCTGGTTGTGTGTCTGGCATGAGTGCCTTTTCTCTCTCAAAGAGGATCGTTTCCCGATGTCGGCGAAGTTCTGTGTTCCGAAAATAGCGAGTGCACCAGGTATCCACAAACTCTCGATTCCACATGTTTTTACAGCCCATGCAATGGGGGTCATCAGAGATGGAGAGGAGGTACCTCTGTGTGCACACACGGCAGCTCTGTAAATCACAGAAGGGACAGTCAACCTTTTTGTGATTTATTTTGTTGAACTTTTCGCAACAGACATCACAATTTCCCATTAGGTAGATATGACTTTAAGTCTTTAAATTGTCGATCCAGGGAAATTAATTTCTAGGTCTATTTTAACAAAAATGTCTCAACGACTTGGAATGGCTGACGGCCGATGCTTCACTTTGCATTCTTCAGCCCAACTCACAAATAACTACATCATGAAGAAGAATGGCATTTCCTATGAAGACAACTATAGCTACCGCCAACTCCTTCAAAAGCAAGGACCAGAACTCTTCAATGGCATGAAGGAACAATCCCGCGATCGCTGCGACCCATGCGATGGATACACCAACATGTCCAAGATTTACTGAGCTAAATTTCCGTAAAAACTTTAAAACCATACTCTAGAATGTCACAATGTGCCATATGCCTCAATGACGTCAGAACGACGAGGACCAATCCTCCGATTCGATGTGGGCACACATTTCATTCCCACTGTCTAGAGGAATGGAAAGGAAAAGGTAAGAACACATGTCCCCTTTGTAGAAAAGTATTTGACGTTTCGCAGTTTAAGGTCATAGTTACGGTTCAGAACAATTACACAGCGCAGTCCAACACTGTGTCATTGGAG